ATGTCAACACCAAGAAGATACCAAATAGAAGATATCAGGTCTAGATTTCAAACTGTAGCATTATCAAATCATTATCAAGTTTTCTTTGAAACCAATGCTTCCATACTCCAGGCAGCTTCAAGGAGAGGAATAGATAATAGATTTGTTGTTGAAGATCTTGGACTGTACGTTTCTGATGCAGTTCTTCCTGGATCAAGTTTTGCTGATATTGAAGTTGCAGGTGATCGTCAAGGTATCACTGAAAGATTTCCACAGAATAGGATTTATGATGATGTAACTTTTTCGTTTTATGTGGATCGTGACTATAATGTCTTAAAGTTTTTTGAATCTTGGAATGATTTGATTAATCCATTGAGAGATGGTGCTGGTGGTATTAATCCAGATGTGATGAGACTGACATATCCAAAGTTTTATAAATGCAACGTTTCAATTCACAAGTTTAATAAGGATAATTTTACAGGACCAGATCCATCAAGAAATGCCATTGCATATACTTTTATTAATGCATGGCCTTACTCCGTTGCATCAACACCAGTAAGTTATTCTGGTTCTAACATTCTTCAAATGAATGTTACGTTTAGATATGATAGATATACCGTAATGGGAGTAACTGTACCGCAACCCATTACATCTGTAGCTGCACCCACTACAGGTAATTTAAATCCAGGTCCATCACAAACTCCAATAGCAACTGGTGCAAGTCAAGGGGTTATTAAGAAATTGATTCCAATTAGTCCAGGCGCTGCAGGAACATCTGGTGTTGTATTCTATGATGCAAACGTTCTTAGTAAAACGCAAGCAATCATTCAGCAATCGTTTGTTGATTCCGCTGGCAATCCCATCTATTAATAACTAAATATTCACACTGACCATCTCATTATGCCATTACCAACAATTGTTACACCTTCGTATGAACTGACTTTACCATCAACAGGAAAGACGGTTAAATACAGACCATTTTTGGTCAAAGAAGAAAAAATTCTAATTCTTGCAATTGAGAGTGGTGATACAAAAGACATCACCAGAGCTATCAAAGACGTTCTCAAGAATTGCATTCAAACCAGAGGTGTCAAAGTAGATCAACTTCCTACTTTTGATATTGAATATCTGTTTCTTAATATTCGTGCAAAGTCTGTTGGTGAAAGTGTTGATATTATTGTAACTTGTCCCGATGATGGAGTTACGGAAGTCAATACTAAAATCTATATTGATGAAATTCAAGTAAAGAAAGACGATAAACATACAACAGACATTAAGATTGATGATACTTACACCATGAGGATGAAGTATCCATCTTTGGATCAGTTTATCAATGAGAATTTCAATTTCAAAAATGATGTTGAAGATACTTTCGGTATCGTCTCTTCTTGCATTGATATGATTTACAGTGAAGATGAGGCTTGGTCAGCATCAGATTGCACTAAGAAAGAGTTGATCAGTTTTCTTGAACAGTTTAATTCTGCACAGTTCAAAGAAATTGAAAAATTCTTTGACACCATGCCTAAGTTGTCACACACTATTGAAGTTGAAAATCCTAAAACTGGTGTCAAGTCTGAGGTCACTTTGGAAGGTCTCTCAAGTTTTTTCGCTTGAGTATGGCTCAAATGAGTGCTGAGTCATACTATGAACTTAACTTTTCGTTGATGCAGTACCATAAATACTCTTTGACAGAGATTGAAAACATGATGCCGTGGGAACGTGATATCTACGTTTCCTTGTTGAGAAACTATCTTGAAGCTGAGAAACTCAAACAACAACAAGAACACGGTCTCGGTTAATGGCATTAGGACTAGGTGCATTATTCCAAAGTTTATTGAAGCTTGGGGGAACCAAAGGTGCCCAGGCTTCACTGGGTTCTATGGCCCAAAAAATGTTTGGGTCGCAGAGACGTAGCACCGATGAAGTTATTGAATTATCCGAAGAAGAAAGAAGACAAAGAGCTCTAGAGTTTGTTGGTGCCGCTGGACCAGACTATTACCAAGATCCAACTGACGATGCACCAAACATCGTCATGCCTGCACCTCTTATTCAACAAACATCAACTGCATCGATCTTACCTCAACAAACGATCGTTCCTCAAGTTATTGAAGCTCCAAGAGGAACTGTTGTTAGGGGTTTGGGTAATATTGTTTTGGAAATTGAGAGAATTAATACGAATATTTCTGCAATCACTAGAGCAATGTCTGAGAGTGCATTGCTAGAAAAGAGATATCGTGATGAGATGATAAAAGATAGAAGAGAACTTCTTGCGCAGAGAGGAAAGGCGAGATCTAGAAGGAGAACTGGTAGAAGAGCTAGATTGATGAGAAACATCTTTTCTCCAGTGAGAAGTGCTAGGAGAAGAGTTGGAGGAGCACTCAAACAAACAGGAGAATCATTTCTTCTTGGTGCTGGACTTGAAATCGGTGCATTTATCGCAGAGGCATTTAAAAAGTTCATATCTCAAGGTGAAACAAAACCTGTCGAGCCAGGTTCCGCAGAAGAAATTAGACTTGCTACTGGTATTTTAACAGAAGGATCTGGAGATCAAGATCAAGCTGATATTTTTCAGGTTGTTGCTAATAGAATGCAAAAAAGTGGTAAATCTGCTACAGAGGTTCTTGGATCGCCTGGACAATTTCAGGGTGTCTTTGGTAGACGTGGAGCCGGAAATGAAGCCCAAGCTATAGAAGAGTTTAAGTCAATTAAAACAATAGAAGATGCTGCTAAATTTTTGGGTGTAAGTGAAGCGGAAGCGGAAAAAAGAATTAAAAGAACTCTTGGTAATCTTAGAAACCAAAGACTTTTAGAAGCTTCCAGAAGAGATGTTGGAGGGGCTTTAGAATTTAGAGGTAATCCCGATCTTGTGAGACAGGTTAATACCGATACTGATCCAACAAATGATATAGAAGAAGTAGGAACCACTGGTAGAATACCAAACTCCATGTATCGAGGACAAGGAGGAAATCAGTTTTTAACTGGACCAAATGATCCTAAAATTGCAGAACCTGCTAATACTGGTACGATTTTGCCACCACCACCAGCACCAAAACCTGAAGATCCAAGAGGCCCACAAGAGAGAGCCTCATTAAATGTTAGACCTTTAAGTGAAGAAGTTGCAATGGCTCCTCTTGGTAGTCTCCAAAAGGCGCCTAATATCACAACAATTGACCTAAGAAAAAAAGTAAATCTACCAGAATCAAATACAGTAAACAAAGGGGTTTCTGTTCCTGAGAAAGATCCTGGTGGCGGTGGTTTATATGAAAATTACATGTTAGGAAGGAATGTAGGATAAGAACATGGCTTTTAATCCAATTAGAGACTTATCAAAAGTAGATAGAGATCAATCCATCAAACAACTTGGTGGTGCAACTCAGGATGAGATAAGTGTTATTGCCAATAGATTAAAAACTACTACAAGACTTACATCACAATTACTTGAAGTAATTCGAAGAAAGAATGCATTATTTAAAACTGATCTTGAACAGATCAACACATTAGATAGAAGAATCAAGAGAGTTATACCAATCATTCCTGGTATGACTGGAGTGGCTGGTGCAAGATTTGGTCAAAGTGGTGGCCCTGGTGAAGGGCCATCGATGCCTGGAATTCCTCCAAGACTTCCCAAGGGTCCTATACTTCCACCGGCCCCACCAGTACCTGCTCCTGCACCAGCTCCTGCACCAGCACCTGCGCCAGCTCCTGAACCAGAACCAACTACAGAACAACCTCCAGTAGTTGAATCACCAGTACCAAAAAGAGATGATGAACCTGTTCAAATTCCTTCTTTTCTGGATATTTTAAAACTATTTCCACTCTTATTCAAAGATCTTATATTTGAAACACCAGGAATTGCATCAGCACCCCCTGTAACATCCCCGATAAAGTTTGATAAAAATACATTTGGATTCATGCGACAAAGTTTAATTGAGGATGTTAAAAAGGGATTTGAAAAAGAAATTCTTGCATCTAGTCCCTCTAGATTGTCTAAAACAACTTCTTTTGGCGATACTGTTGTTATGAGTAGACCTGTAATTGGGGATCCTGGATATAGAACGTTTGGAAAGGTAGATCCAAAATTTTACTTTACAAGAGTTCTTACTGCCGAATCT